GCATATGAAATGGTCATGCCCTATCATCTTCATATGCCATCTTATTTTTTAGAGACATTTACTGAATATCCCTTTTTATACATGGGGATATTGGAGGAATGGGGGATCATTCTTGTTATATGGGGTAGATGAGGTTCTACTGCATATAACAAGAATGAATGCTCTTTCCTTTTGGAAAGAAAGATAATATATTAATAATATAAATGTGACGGTACAGTTAATACTTGCTCGGTATAAACTTGCTCGACGGTCGGATAATCTATAGTGAATGTCTTTTTTAAATCCTCAAAAAAAGCCATGAGGACTATGGGGGAAGTCCTGGAAGAAGGTATATATTCAGAGATTATAAATGTTCTTTTGGGTTGTTCTGGAAGAGTTAGATCAAATGAGATGATATGTCTTGTACCCCATTGTTCATTTTCTATTTCATTGGATTTTCTTTCAAAACTACCTTCTATAGCCTTGTTTCCAAACTTTTCTTGATAAACCAGTACTTTGCCTCTTGCAATTTCTGCATCCGTGTAGATAAATTTGTATCCTCCTCCTGTCTTTACTGGTATTGTAGCTAATGCTTTTTCTTTAATTGTTTGTTTTTCAGAATCTTTTAAGTCTCCTGTAAGAAGTATATCCTGTTTGCTTACAATGTAATTATCGGTGTAATAGTCTACTATTACATGAATGTCAAGTGTGTTTCCTGATTGATCTCTTACAGTAATAATCGCTTCACCTAATGCTAATGCTTTTATGGATATGTCGCAAGAAGAAATCATTTTGGTTTCTATAATTTCCGGTTTATCGCAGCTTATTTCATAATTCCCGTCTCCCCCTTGCAAAGGAAAAGAGTATGTCTGATTATTAGGATAGTTTAATTTTATATTTGCTGTTTCTCTATTTTTTAAGGAGATGGGAGCAAGTTCATCATTGCTGCACGATGAAATTACTAAAGAGCAAAGGAAAATAAGCACTGTGGCTAGCATACTGTTAAGTCTCATAGTTTGATCTTGTTTTATGTTCTACATAATTTAAATGAAGGATTAGATGATTTACTGCTTGGCAATTAGAAATTTATTTTTTTTCTTGAGTTTGTCCAGACTGTGGATAAAATGTGGGAATACAAAATGAAAAATCCCTCTTTCTTCTAAAGAAAAAGAGGGATTATAGTTGAGTTTCTTGTTTCTGATTTTTATTTGGCGAAACTTACCGCACGTGTTTCGCGGATGACTGTAATCTTCACTTGTCCCGGATAAGTCATTTCGTCTTGAATCTTTTTCGCAATTTCACCGGATAAACTTTCAGTCTGTTTGTCGTCAATCTTGTCGGCACCTACAATCACACGTAATTCGCGGCCAGCTTGGATGGCATAGGTTTTTGTTACCCCTGGATAAGACATGGCTAATTGTTCTAGATCGTTCAAACGCTTGATATAAGCTTCTACGATTTCACGGCGAGCGCCTGGACGTGCGCCTGAAATGGCATCACATACCTGTACGATGGGAGCCAGCAGGCTAGTCATTTCAGTTTCGTCATGGTGAGCACCGATAGCATTACATATGTCTGGTTTCTCTTTATATTTTTCGGCTATCTTCATGCCTAACAATGCGTGCGGCAATTCCGGTTCTTCATCAGGTACTTTACCTATATCATGCAGTAATCCGGCACGTTTTGCTTTTTTAGGATTCAAACCTAGTTCAGAAGCCATCACAGCGCAAAGATTGGCTGTTTCACGAGCATGTTGTAGAAGGTTCTGACCGTATGAGGACCGATATTTCATCTTACCGATAATACGGATCAATTCAGGGTGCAGGCCATGAATACCTAAATCAATAGTGGTACGTTTACCGGTTTCAATAATTTCTTCTTCTACCTGTTTGCGTACTTTAGCTACCACTTCTTCAATGCGTGCCGGGTGGATACGTCCATCTGTAACCAGTTGGTGTAATGCTAAGCGGGCAATTTCGCGGCGTACAGGGTCAAACGCTGAAAGTACAATAGCCTCGGGGGTGTCATCTACAACGATTTCGACACCGGTTGCTGCTTCTAAAGCCCGGATATTACGCCCTTCACGGCCGATGATGCGTCCCTTTATTTCGTCCGATTCAATATGGAATACGGTTACAGAGTTTTCGATAGCAGTTTCTGTGGCTACTCGTTGGATAGACTGGATAACGATACGTTTAGCTTCTTTATTAGCTGTTAATTTGGCGTCGTCCATAATGTCGTTAATATAGGAAGCAGCCTGTGTTTTCGCTTCTTCTTTCAAAGATTCAATCAGGCGTTCTTTGGCCTCCTCAGCAGAAAGACCGGAAAGAGCTTCCAGTTTTTCACGTTCTTGCATTTGTAATTTATCCAGTTCATCCTTTTTCTTGTCTATGATGACAATTTGAGCTTCTAGATTTTCTTTGATAGCTTCCGCTTCTGTACGTTTGCGTTGAACCTCTTCCTGTTTTTGGTTCAACATCAGTTCGCGTTGTTTTAATTTATTTTCGGCTTGCTGAATCTTTTGGTTACGTAGGGCGACTTCTTTTTCCAGATCAGCTTTTTTGTTCAGGAATTTTTCTTTTACTTCCAAAAGCTTGTTCTTTTTAATTACTTCAGCTTCCGTCTGTGCCTCTTTGATGATGATGTCATACTTAGATTTCAGGCCATATCTGAAAAGCATGTATGATAGGCCACCACCTACAGCGAAACACACAATTGCTATTATTACCGTTGTTATCATTGTTATTAATTTATATATAAATAAAAAACGCACAATCTATCTGTTAAGAACCCTTCTCTTAACAGTATAGCTGTGCGTGAATATCTTCAATTCTAAACGATTACTCTCTGTTACTGATTTGTTTTTCTATCTCTTTGGTCAGCTCCTTCAATTTTTCCTGATAAGGTGCAGTATTATTCCTGTCTTTCATAGAAATATTTTCAAAAGCTAACTCCAGCGCAGCCATTGCCCAATGCCTTGCGGGGCTGAAATCAGGGTAATAACTACGGTATTTGTTTAGTTTATTGTCAATCTGTTTGGCAGCGTCCCTGTATAACTGTTCATCTTCACGACGGATGGTCATCGGGTATCGTTCGTTGTCAATCAGTAGATGTATCTTCATCATATCGTCCATAATACTATCGTTTTATTGTCCAACTTTTTTTATTCGTTTAATAAAGCGATGCATTTGTCGACCTCACGCACAAGCCTTGACAACCGTTGTTTTGTATCATTGATGTCTTTATCATGAATACTGATTGTCCTCGCCATTTTCAAATTGGTATACCTTACTTCTAATTCTTTCCGGCTATTTTCCAATCGTCTTACCTCCTCGTTTTTTTCAGTGAGAAGTTGCTTTAACTGTGCATTTTCATGTTTCAATTCATCATGCAAATACATAAAATGCCTCAGTCTTGCCTCGAAAGTATTTAATAGCTTTTTGTCTTCTTCAGTCATTTTATACCAAAATTGTACACAAATATAAAGGATTGGAAGCAAACACGAAAATATTTCGTCCTAAATTTATCGTTTGTCGTTTAAAAAACTTTTTTAACGTCTTTATTAGCTGTTTTTCCCGTGCTGTTCGAATATGATCTTTTTACTATTACATATGTCTGTTGAGGATTGTCTATCGTTTTAATGTTTTATAGGACAAGATGTGCCAGGTAGTACCGATTGCAATAATCAGAAACAGGATTCTTGCCCAAATGTAGGGTAGTGTCCAGATGGCGCAATAGCTTAGGGTAATCCATATTAATGATACGGAAATGATTTTGGCATGTAAAGGTATTGCTTTATGCTCGCGGAAATTGCGGATGTAGCTTCCTAAATATTTTTGTTGGATGAGCCAATGATACCAGCGTGGTGAACTGCGGAAATACATGGCGGCTGTCAGTAATAAAAAGGGGGTGGTAGGCAGTAAAGGAAGAAATATGCCGATAATGCCTAGTATGAGTGAGGTTGTTCCTACAATGGTATATAGTATTTTCATAGGTGCAAATATAGACCAAAAAACAAAAAAATACAGTGTCCTTTTTATATTATTCTTTTTTATGGTGTATCTTTGCGTCCTGTAGCACCGAGGTGACATTAGGTGTGAGTTCTTTCTTATTATAATTAAATGCTATGTATACAGTAATTAAACGAATGGAAATTTCAGCTTCCCATAGCTTGAAGCTGTCGTATAGAAGTAAATGTGAGAATTTGCACGGTCACAATTGGATTATTACCGTTTATTGTCGTTCCGAGGTTTTGAACGAGGATGGTATGGTGGTGGATTTCACGCATATCAAGGAAACGGTGATGGGGCGTTTGGATCACCGGAATTTGAATGAGGTTGTTTCTTTTAATCCTACAGCTGAAAATATTGCACGCTGGGTATGTGAGCAAATTCCCACTTGTTTCAAGGTTGAAGTTCGCGAGTCAGAAGGAAATACCGTTATCTATGAGAAGGATTAATGAAATATTTTACAGCTTACAGGGGGAGGGGTATCATACTGGAATACCTGCCGTTTTTGTACGTTTTTCCGGGTGCAATTTGAGATGTCCTTTTTGCGATACTCAGCATGAAGAAGGTACATTGATGAGTGATGAGGATATTGTGATGGAAGTGGCAAAATATTCGACCCAGGTAGTAATACTGACTGGTGGTGAGCCAGGATTGTGGATTGATGAAAAGTTAGTTGATGCATTGCATCATGAAGGGAAGTATGTTTGTATTGAGACAAACGGCACTTGTCTGCTGCCTGAAAATATAGATTGGGTTACTTGTTCCCCTAAAGAAGGGGCGAAAATAAATCTAGATCGTATAGATGAGGTGAAAGTGGTTTATGTGGGACAAGATGTTTCTGCTTATTTGGATTTGTCTGCCAGTCATTATTTTTTGCAGCCTTGTTCTTGTGCTAATACAGAAGAAGTGATTGCTTACATTTTGCAACATCCAGAGTGGCGGTTGAGCCTACAAACTCATAAACTTTTGCAAATTCCTTAAGAAAGTAGAAGATATAAAAAAAGATTATCCAATGGCGTGGCATTGAATAATCTTTTTTGCACGGGAGGAGAGGCTCGAAATGTAAAGGTTTGATTCTATCCTGTCTGTTTGCTGATTGTCGATGTACTACATAATCGCAGTGGTTAATAATATGTCTGAAATTTGTCTGTTTTTTTAAATGTATTTTCTTTACGTTTTATCCATCAATATTTGAATAGTTCTTTCTTTTTCTTTTAACAATTCCTTTAAATGTTCTATTTCCTTCTGACATTCGCTTAGGGTGATATTGCCAGATACCTTATTACCATTTCCTTTTATTTGGTGTCCGATATTTACCCCTAAATCTACATCTCTATCAAAAAAATAATCAATAGGCACTTTGAAAAAATCTGCTATTGCTTCTATATAGCTAACTTTAGGCACATGGGTTCCATTGATTATATCATCAAGTCCTTTCTTTGATATTCCTATAGAGGTGAAAAGAGATACCTTTGTTACCCCTTTTTCTTCTAATAACTTATTGATTTTTAATCCATTAAACATATTTTATAGTTTGTATTTGGTATAAATAAGTATTCTTTATGTAGAATAAAGGGTAGAATACTTGTTTAAAAGATTAGTTTTCTACACCTTTGCAGTATAAATATAATAATAAAAAAAATAAGAATTATGAGAAAAAAAGAAAAACAGCAAGAAATGGTATTTAAGTACCACTATGAAAAACTTTCAATAGAAGACAAAGCCGAGGTGAGAGAAGAGTTTCTTCTTCAAAGCGGATTGTCTTTGCCCTCGTTTTACAAGAAACTTGCTACTAATTCTTTCAAACCATTGGAGGGCAAGTTGCTCAAAAAACTTTTAATGAATGTGATATGACGGTTGACATTGCTAATATAGAATTTTACAATACGCCTGAGGGAGAGGTCATGATGAAGGAGTTGAATCAGCCGGCTGTTATTTTAGGTGAGGACAACCGTTCGATGATAGAGTATATATTGTCGGTTATTCGAGATCGATATCCTAAAGCGCATACCCGGTTGATGAAACTTTATTCTGGCAGTACCATGAATCGCCGGTATTACGAGTTCCGCGTGGTGCACCGGTTCATACGCTGCAATTTTGGCGAGTACGATCAGCATGATCTGGATATTAATAAAGATGGCCAGTTTGTGTTTGAAGAAGTCAAATGTCCTCTTCGGGGCGAGTGTGAACATGAGGGGGTGATATGTCGTCCTGAGTTGAATACTTCATTGACAGAACGTGAGATGGAAGTGTTCCGGTTGATAGCATCCAACTACCAGACGGATGATATCGCAGCAGAATTGCACATATCACCTTGTACCGTTAATCGGCATAGAGAAAATATCAAAGCAAAAATTAAGGTGCGTAACGTGGGCGAGTTGATTGCCTGCTGGCATCAAAATCAAATGAAATAAAGATTATGAAAAGTGATAAAGTGGAAATGAACAAAGGATTGCTCGAGGCGTGGCTTGAAGCAGTCCATGAGAATGATCTTCCTGTCAATATTCAGACAGGAAAAGAATTCGATGATTGTAATGGTTACCGGACGGTGGAGGTGCTGATGGAGTATGATGAAAGTGACAAGATGCTTGTTATGGGGGCTTTGAATGCTACGATTAATGAGTGGGCCGGCCTAGTTTGATTCAAAACTGATTAAAAATGAAAACAATCTTATTTACAGCCATACTCATAATAGGTCTATTAGGGGTTGGTGAACTTACAATAACATTCAAACCGTTTTCCGTCTCGTTACCTTGTTGGTATAAGGCCGTAGGCATCCTGCTCTTTTGGCTGTCAATGACTATATATGTTTCAGGTGAGCATATCAAGAACTATGGGGAAGGATTTGATGCTGGAGTAAAAAAATGTATTGAAATACTAGAAAATAAAAAGATTAGAAAGGAGAACTTATGAAAAAAGGACAAAAGGTGAGACTGAACGATAACACCATTGCTACCATAGCAGACAGTACATTCTTTGTGTTGAATGGAAAAAAGCACATCCGTTATGAAGTGTGCAGGCCAGGAGAACGGGAGGGCAGATGGGTGCTGGCTGAAGAACTTCTTCCGGTCAAAGAAACGGTTACGGTTACTGTGGAAGACGGCACGCAGACATTGGTCGCCTCGCTACATATAGATTGGGCTGGTGAAGAGATAAAGATCACAATAACCGGCAGTCCTGAAAATCTGAAAGAGCACAAAGGTGTACACATGCGTGTGATGGGTTGTTTTATAGAATCACTAAAAACAAAGTTCTGATGGTGAATCAATACAGGCTATATACTATCCGGGAATGGGAGCAGGCACAACCCGAGGGGGTGTCCTTCTCCTGGTTTTTCCTCACCAGCCATTCCGGTGAGGTTCGTAAGGTGACAGGCACCATTCGCGTGTCCAGAAGAAAACTGGTGAATGGAGTGATGTGCCGGATTCCGACAGGCAGGCGCGCGTTTTGGGACGGGTACGGACGCTGCTATGCAGGCACGCATAACATCCGCAAGAGAGACTATGACATTCCCCTGAGGACAAAGGGAGGAGCCGGTCTTTCCGAAAAAAATGCAACTCTGTAATTTTGTACCGCTAATATAAGACTCTATGATAAAAGCTTCAGATATATATGCCGCTTCTCATGACGGTTTGGATATCATTTTGTATTATTATCCACAGGCCGAGGGATGTGTTGACAACCGTAAGAAATTTAAGATTCGTCCGGACGAAGACGATGCGTCCGCATGCATTCGCAAATACGGTGATTGTTACAAGGTGACCGATTTTGGTGACCAGGGAACGGCTATCAGCCCGATTGATATTTGCATGAGGGAGGAGCACGTCAGTTTTGGCGAGGCCGTTGTCTTGCTGGCTGCGCGCTATAATGTTTCCGACGAACTGAAGCATTCAGTCAACAAGCCTGATATCCGCAAGAGGCCGGCTTCGGCTGATGAAGCTGAAGGTTCCCGGTTCTTCGAACTTGAAGAAGCGTTCACTCCTGAGCAGCTTGCCATACTGGGCCCTCGTGTGAAACAGGAGCATTGCGATGCGTTGCACTGGCATGTGGCAAAGTCAATCAGCTACGTCAAGAACCGTGAGGTGACCACCAAATACACCACACCGACTTACCCGATTCTGATGCGTCAGTGTGTCATTCCCGGAGCGGACGGCAAGCCGGAGAGCGAAAAATCTTTCTACAAGATTTATGAGCCGTTGAATCCGGACAAACAGTGGCGATTCAGCTATACGCCTGATGGCGTCAAGCCCCGGTATTATACCAATGGACTGTACGAGCTGAAGGCCGCTTGGGCAAAATGGAACGCTTCACAAGAAACGCAGTTTTTTGATGATCCGGCCAATGAGGGCAAGCCTTACATATCGCAGAAGCTCGAAGAGGCGTTCATCTGCTCCGGTGAGCGTGATGCGCTGTGTGTCCGGGCATTGGGGTATTATCCCTTGTGGTTCAACAGTGAGACGCAAAAGATCACACCTGATGAAATAAAAGAGATCATGAAATACGTGAAGCGTCTCTATAATATCCCCGACATTGATGGTACAGGCATCCGTAAGGGCACGGAACTGGCTTTGGAATTTTTGCACATTTATACCGTGTGGCTGCCCCAATCCTTGGGGCGGTACCGTGACCGCCGGGGCAAGCCGCGCAAGGACTTCCGTGATTATGTAGAACTGCACCCGTCCAATGAGGATTTCCGCAACTTGCTGGCTCTGGCTATGCCTGCCCAGTACTGGGAGGAGAAAATCGGGCAGCGCAACGGCAACAAGACCTATACGGTCAACTCGTCATACCTGCATTATTTTCTCAGACTGAACGGCTATTACATTCTGAAGGATGATAATAGTGATACGCCCCGCTATGTGCATGTGGACAGATTCAAGGTCAGCGAGATCAAGGCGGGCGACATTGTGTCGTTTCTGAAGAGTGATGCCATGCGCCGGTTCCTGCCTGTCGATATACGCAATCTGATCCTGGACTCTCCACGTGTCGGAGGCAGCGGCTTGTCCATGCTCGATGAGATTGACCTGAATTTCACCGCACACACGTTCAACAGCCAGACCATGTTCTTCGACAATGTGAACTGGAAGATTACAGGCTCCGGCATCGAAGAGGTCAAAGAGGCGGGTGGTGTGTATGTTTGGACGAACAACATCATCCCCCACAAGGTGAAAGTGCTGCCGGAGCCTTTCACGATTAAACGGGCAGCTGATGGGAGTTGGGATGTAACCGTCAACCCACATGACAGTCACTACATGGATTATCTTATCAACTCCAGCCGTGTTCATTGGCGCAAGGAGTTAGAAGAACTGTGGGCGGACAAAGACCAGGACCAGGCGGCCGCCTACCGGGCGGAACATAAATTCGACTTGGCCGGTCCATTGCTCAGTGCCGAAGAGATTCATGAACAAAAGCAGAATTTCGTGAATAAGATCTTCGCGGTTGGCTATAACCTTCACCGATACAAGTCGCCCTCACGGGCATGGGCGGTGTATGCCATGGACAACAAGATTGGCGAAGAGGGGCAGTGCAATGGGCGTTCAGGCAAGTCCTTTTTCCTGACTTCCCTGAAGCAGTTTCTTCGTACTGTAGTCTTGTCCGGACGGAATCCGAAACTGATGGACAATAATCACGTGTTTGAGCAAGTCAACCAGCACACCGACTTCATCATCGTTGATGACTGTCACCGTTACTTGGATACCGGTTTGTTTTACGACAGTATCACAGGAGGTATGACAGTCAATCCGAAAAACAACCATTCTTTCTATATCGAGTTTGAGAGCAGTCCGAAGTTCGCTTTCAGCACGAATTACGTGCCAGGCAACTTCGACTCCAGTTCCGATGCCCGGTTGATATATACGGTATTTTCTGATTATTATCACCAAAAAACTGATGAAAACGACTATTTAGAGACTCGTTCAATCTATGATGATTTTGGCAAAAATCTCTTTTCCCAAACGGATTACACAGAATCAGAGTGGAATGCCGACTTGAATTTCTTTGCCCGCTGCCTTCAGTTCTATCTGAGCACCGTCCATTCCGGTATTAAGATACAACCGCCCATGGGTAACATCATGAAGCGCAAGCACAAGGCGGATATGGGCGACAATTTCGAGGCGTGGGCGAATACTTACTTTGCAAAGGACAGTGGCAACTTAGACAGGTTGATTGTCCGCAAAAAGGCATACGATGACTTCAAGGATTTTGCAAAGGTCACAAATACATTTTGGTCTATGCAGAGGTTTACCAAGGCGCTCAAGGGCTTTGCAGCCTTATGTCCTTACGTTCAAATGTTGAATCCGGAGAGTATGCGCAACGGTTCCGACCGTATCACGCGCAAGGTTGACGGCAAGAGTGAAGATATGATATACCTTCAGTCGGTTGGAAGCACCATTGACGAACTCAACTTTAATGCAAACATAGAAGATGATGCCTCCGGAAATCCGTTCTGACCTCATTAAGCGCTCAGACGAATATGTTCACGCGCTGATGGCCGACAAAGAGGCGTCAAAGTATATGCTGAAGCTATATAACTTCCTGGCCGAGATGCAGCCCGGGCAGCGCATGAACCTGAGGGCTGATGGAGACAAGCAACGCTGGATGCTCGTCACCGTTGGCGAATTCATGCGCAGCGAAGGGCATTGGCGATGTTACGACCTCAATGCTGACTATACCAAAATTCGTCGGACGGAGCTTTTCCCCTGCTCCCGAAAAAAAAGACTTGGATGATTGCAACCTTGTATCATTGTGCCCATGGGCGTGTATGTTCCATTACCGAACATACACGCCCTTTTTCTATTCTTCCTGCACCATGTAAAGATACATAACCGACCGGCCCTTTGCATTTTTCAACCGATGGCGTGGTTGCCCGCTGTTTCTCCGTCCTCTTTCTATTTTTCGTACTAAAACTTTGTAACTTTGTACCCAAAGTAGGAAAGAAAAGATAAATAATTAAGAAATAGGGGATTATGTCGGTTTCAAGTCGGTTGCAAAAATGGTTGCGGATCGGTTACAAAATTTTTGTAGTTTGTAACAGCTCAAATGTAGGTTGGCGCAAAGATGCAAGATTACAAAATTATGTACCCGGTTTCAAAATGCTTTTTTGATTTTGTGACTTTGTAATATGATGGTTTACAGTATGTTGGCATTGGAAAACGCAGGGTTTCAAAAACGCATAAATTTCTGGGCGAATCAAACTATACCGGAGATACAATAAAAACATACTGATATATGTTCCTAGGCAAATGCACACGTGTTGTTAAAATACAAGAAAATCTGTTCCTGGGCACTTTTCCAAGCGCATTTTTCAGATAATTCTCTTTTATGTACAACTGAAAATGTGTATATTTGTAGATAAACTTTTGATTATGAAAGATTTCGTGTTTTATATTAAACTGGAGCGTTACCTGGCTCAGTGGTTGACACATTCGCTGGGCAATCCGGTGCGTTTTCCGGCACAAAGCAATGAGAACTCGGTTATACGGCGCTTCCTGCAGAAGCTGCCACCGGACAAACTGCCTGAAATGCCGTCCGATGATACGGTCGCGATTGTGATCCCCGATTCCAAGGCGAAAGACCCGGCGGTGTACAATTACCTGGGACCGTTGGCCAAAGAGGCGGTGGTTGAATCCATCGAAGACCTGTTCCGGCGCAATCTCTGGTCTGAGCTGGGGGATATGACCAGCAGTTCCGTGGGGCTGAACAAGACAATTGCGGCTTGGTGCGAGATGCATGGCATTGACATTGACTACATAGAGACAGTCCGGCAGAAATACTACCGGATGCGCAATGCCTATAATCGGAAAGGCATGTTTTTAGGTTCTTTAACAAGAAAAAGAGAGGATAAGACCCCTGTTTTTGTACAACACCGAACAACTGCGAACAACACCGAACAATTATGAACGAAATTCACTACATCAACCGCGTGGAGTACTGTGAAGTCCGAGAACTGGCCGCCATGACAGTTGTAAAAAAACAATTTGTCTTGGTTCCACCGGTCGCAAACTTTATCCGGTTACCCATGGTCGGACTGGCTTCGGTCGAAGTCAGCAACAAAATCGAGAACAAACAGCGTGTTTTCGTATCTAAGTTGGCGGTTTTCCTGCCTGAACGGTTCGAGGTGGGCAACAAGAAGCTGTGCTTCCGGCTTCGAACTGTGTCCGGAGAATATTTCATGCTGGGTTCAGGTGACCGCCCGTATTCCATCATTACCTCCACAGATACTATACCCGATACTCCCTCTTCCAGGTGCGGAAGTGCCATGGTGGTCACCTATACAGGTATTCTGCCCTTGCTTCGCATCATGGATTAGGTATTTTTATATATATAAGGTATAGTGTAATCTTGCAAAAAAAATAGCAAGATGACCTATAACCTGAACATAGATGATTACATTGGCCGTTGGGGCTACTCCAAGCAGTATGTCCGCAATCAGCTGGCAGGCTTGAAAGGCAAGCCTGTCAATGTCCGCATCTCCTCTTTGGGAGGTGCGGTTGATGACGGGTTGGATATCCGTCAGCAGTTTGTTGATCATGGAGACGTGACCGCCTACCTGTATGGGCTGGTGGCAAGTTCGGCCACCATTGCAGCACTGGGTGCGAAAAAGGTGTGCATTTCCAGATATTGTCTGTTCCTAGTGCACAAGGTGAGCAACTGGGTGGATGCCTGGGGGCAGTATAACGCTGACCAGATCCAACAGCTCATCGATGAACTGAAGGAGAACAAGCTGCAGAACGACAAGTTCGATCTGGTACTGGCGAACATGTATGCGGCCAAGTGCAACAAAAAGGTAGATGATATTCTTGATGTTTTGAAGGCGGGCAGGTGGCTGACCGCACAAGAGGCGTTGGAGTATGGCTTTGTGGACGAGATCATCGAGGGCGATGAGGATAAGCTCAATCTTGCCGCTTATGAAGGCAAGGTCAATATGCTGGGGTTGTCCCCTTTGCCGGTTGCGTCCGGGAGTGAGCGGGATACGGCTGATAGTCATAAATTACTAAACAAAATATTAACTAAACTGGACGGATTGTTTTCATCCAAAGAAAAACAGTCCGCCCCTTCTATTGTTTCCGAAATGAAAAAAGATTACACCAAAATCAACACCCTTCTGAATGTGGAGGGGGTGGAGGACTCGGATGGCAAGGTAATACTCACCGAGGAACAGGTTAGGGCTGTCAATGACCGGCTGGATGCGCTGGAGACGGAGGTCGGCGAACAGAAGGATCTGGTCAGACAGCGTGACGAGCAGATCAAGAACCTGCAAAAATCCGATGGTGACACTACCACCACGAGTGTGAAAGAAGACGAAAAAAATGATGCGGTGTCCGCTGCATCCATGTATGACGAAGTTAAAGACTATATTTGATATGGCACAAGTTAGCGTGAATATTACCAGCGAGGATCTTCAGAAGAGTGCTCGCAAGTACCGTAAGGAGTTGTTGCAGATGCCTGTATTGGGGCTATCACGTTCTTTGCAGCACATGACTTTACGTCCGGGAATCCGTTATGCCGAGACTGTGGGTGAACTGTCGGGTGACATGCAGTTCGGACCGTACTCCGAAACCCGTGAGGATAACAGTGAGGTGGTGATCAATCCGCGCACCCTGTATACCTACTTCGGTTCTGTCGTGCGTAATTTCTCACCGAACAAGATTTATCAGTCCATGTGGGGTTCCGACATTACCAAGGGCGAGGCGTTGAAGAATACCGAGATCACCCGTAAGGTGCTGGCGTATCTGACCGCCCAGTTGGGCAAGAACCTGAATATGGTACTGTGGAATGCGGTCCGTAATGATTCGGGTGAGACTTCCAAGGATCTGTTCAATGGCTTTGACACCATTACTAAAAAAGAGCTGGATGGCAAAAAACTTTCTGAAGAGTTGGGCAACTACAAGGTCATTGAGGCGATTACCAAAGAAAATGCCGTCGATACGCTCAAAGCGGTCTGCATGGCGGCTGACGATATGCTGACCGAGGAGTCTTCGGTCAAGCTGTTTGTTCCGAAACATGTGCTTTTCGACTATTGTGAGGACTACAAGAGCACTACAGGAGCGATCCCGTACAACCGTGAATACAAGCAGTACTATGTCGAGGGGTTTGACAATGTGAACATTGTGCCGTTGGCGAATAAGAAGAACAGTCCGTTCATCCACATGACGGTCAAGCGTAACATGCTGGTGGGTGTTAATCAGACCGGTGAGGAAGAGAACGTGGAGGTGGCACGCTTCAAGGCATTTGTGCTCCAGTTTATCGCGACGATGTTTTTCGGTGTGGAGTTCGAAAGTTTGTCCAAGGAGCGTCTGCTGGTGGCATCCATTGATGGTACAACCCCGATCTAAAATAAGGAGGTGATATGGCAAAAGATTGTACGACAGCGGATATTTACCAGTCACTGAACTGGTGTGACGGTCAGACGGTGCTTCCGGGCATCCGTCCGAAGGTTTTCTTTCAGAAGAAATCCAATATTGCAGCTTGGCCCAAACTGCCCAAACTCGAAGAGGCGAAAAGCATGGGAGAGTTGGCGACTTACAAGGGTAATTTCACGATGGCGGCGGAAAAGAAGTGGCTTACGATCAATTCCTTGTCCGCCAAATCCAATGTGACTACCGAGGTGCAGGGAGAACGTCCGAGCACCACGTCTTTGAACAAATGCACGATCAAGCATCCGGGTACTGAAGAAGATGCGGCGGGTTTCTGCCGTCAGGCGATGGCCGATGATCTGGTCTATCTTGTACAGCAGCGCAACGGCAAGTTCCGTGTGATGGGGTGTGAGGAGTTCGAGACGGTGACCAAGCCCGCCCAGGCATTGGGTGAGGGAGTTACCGGAGAGGCTGGTACCACGCTTGAGATAGAGGCGACCGATGTGTGCCCGGCTCCGTTCTATCCGGGTAAAATTGAGACGGAGGATGGGGATATCTCCGGTGCGGACGGTTCCGCATGGAGCGATTCTTCTTTGGATGAGCCTTGATTCTTTAAGTTTATAAATCGGAGTGGTGGTGTGGCTGGTCTATGCCGCCACTTTTTAATATTTTAATATATGGATGAGAAATTGACTCATAAAATACAGGACTATCTGGATACACCGCCTTCTGAGCGTGATGTGGTGGCGGGTGCCACTCTGTTGTTGTCCTTGAACCGTAATAAGATTTTGTTCCAGAATGTAATCCGCAAGCCGGAAAAGTTTGCCGATAAGGTGGAGTACGAATTGCGCAAGCACTTGAAAATCCGTTTGGATGGAAAAACCGTGTCTGATATCGCACGGATGAATATCACGGTCATACCTTCCGCACAACGGATTATAGACGGAGGTGTTCCGGTACTGGATGTGGATGATGAGTTCCCGGAGGCGAATGTCGCCAAAGGCAGGCGTATGGATCATGACCGCCTTCCCCCTGAGATTCAACGTCTGTGGACGGATAACGGGGCATTATGGTTTAAGATCAAAGAGTTGTTTGAGCAGCTGAAGGGCATGGAGTCGGCGCCGGCTTGTGACCGTTACGAATACCTGAAGCTGCTTGATGAAGCGGACAAGAAGTATCGTGCCAACCTGCAGGCATACGATGATTATAAGCCCGATGATCCGGTGACGAAGACGGAAGATGCTTCCGGTCTGGACCCGGCTGAAATCGCTAAAAAAGTGGGTGCGGCACGCAAGTATCTGTCTGATAACAAGAAGAAGCTGGCGGAGTTGAAGGATACAAATGCCGGCAAGTTTACTGCCTTGTTGCAGAAGGTGCAGCAGCGGTATGACTTCCTGGTTGCTACCGGTAATGGGGTGGATGAGACACAGGCAGCGGAACTGGCGGCGGTGGGAGTGACCATCTCAACCGATGAAAAAGGTTAGGCAACTGTTGCGGCCACTGTCCGAAGCACCCTTGCAAGCGTATTTGGATAACCGTGTGCAGCTATTCGACATCATCGAGATGATTCTGAGCGAGACTGGTCCGGCGGAGATTTACATCTCCACCTTTTCCACTTCCGAAGAGTTCCTACGCCGGATCTATCGCTTGAAGCGGCGCGGTCAGCTTACCCGGGCTACCATGTTGGCGGACTTGAAAGCATCCCGTAAGACGGTCAATCTTTATACTTTCATTGCCAATGTGTTCGATGAAGTGTACCTGTCTGAAAATCATTCGAAAGTGATTCTCATTCAAAATGCGAGGTGGCAGGTGTCGATATGCACCTCACAGAATCAGACAAGGGGCAATCGTACTGAGAGCGGAATCATCACAACCGATCCCGCTGTTTTTATACAACTGAGAGAGCGTTACGCTCATATGATTAATACTAACGCTATACAACTGGATGGTCTATTCAACGGAACAACTTGATCGGATCAGCGAGCTGGCGGCTCTGCTGACCCCTATATCCGATATGGCAGTGCTGCTTGATGTGGATGCGGACACGCTGCGTCTAGATATCCTTGACCGTAATTCGCCTGTTTCCAGGGTGTATTATCACGCCAAGGCATCTACTGCACTGAAACTGCGTAGACAGGAGATCGAGCTGGCGAATGTGGGCAGTCCGTTGGCGGTGTCGCTGACAAACGGTTATCTGTTGAATATGGACGCTGACGAAGATTTGTAATAATTATGCCTGTACCTGCTACGATAGAAGTATGTGAGAAATATCTGTTCGCCGATGTCAACGAGATGGCGGCTGACGGCATTCCCGAACTGATTCAACAGCGGTTGATCCGGCTCCGGGATATGTATAATTACTGGTTGCAGTTCCCGCGCAAAAAGGATCTGGAGATTGTGCAGGAACTGGAGTATCGTTACAAGATCAGCAAATCTTCCGCATACGATGATGTACGCATTATCAAGCGTCTGTTGGGTGACTTGGCCAAGACAACCAAGGATTACCATCGCTACAAGTTCTGCCAGATGATTGATGAGACCTTCGAAATGGCCCGGCGTATCAAGGATGCGCGCGCCATGGGGGCTGCCGCCAATTACTATGGCAAATACACCCAGTTGGATAAAGAAGACATCTTGGACAAAGGTTATGATAAGATTATAGTGCAGCCTTTCGAGCCGACGGATGATCCGACCGTGCTTGGCATCAAGCCTATTCCTAATGTCCGGGATAGAATTAAATCAAAGATTCAACAATATTGGTCTGACGATATTGAGGATGTGGACTTTGAAGAGGTTGAGTTCAATGAAGATGATATCTTTAATCCTAAACCGAAAGAATAATGAAACAATACTTTAATGACCCTCAGCAGGAAGTGATGTACACGGCGGCCAAAGATTCGGTGATTGTGGGTGGTCGTGGTATCGGGAAAGGATTGATTCATGCGGCATGGAATTTGCGCAACATGCAGCGTATGCCCGGTTCCATTACAGGATTTGTCGGTGCCAACTGCAAGCGTGTCTTGACTAATACGTTGCCCTCCATGCTGATACATTGGGAGAACTGGGGATTTAAGCGTGACCTGCATTGGTGTGTCGGTCGCAAGCCGCCGAAGTCATGGGGGTGGGGTGAGCCTATTTTTGAACCCGATAACTGGGAGAATATTCTATCCTTGTATAACGGATCAATCGGCTATATCATTTCTCAGGACCGGAGCGGTACATCCAACTCGCATTCTTATGACGCACTGGATATTGACGAAGCCAAGTTTATTGACTTCGAACAGCTGAAAGATGAGACACTTCCGGCCAACCGCGGTAACAAGCAGCACTTCGGGCATCACTTTTTTCACCATGGCATGTTGATCTCCTCTGATATGCCGGTCACTAAAAAAGGGTCTTGGTTCCTGGATTATGAGAAGAAGTGTGATCCCGAGCTGATTGAGGTGATACAGGGCACTGTTTTTGAAATCTGGAAGACCAAAGATAAAATCAAGAAGTTGGTTGCGGCAGGTAAGGAGATACCTGCTTATCTGCGTTCTTATCTCCGTACCCTTTCACGTGATCTGTGCCGGATGCGTTCCGTGGCGGTCATGTACAAGGAGTATTCAAGTATCTGGAACATGCAGGTGTTGGGTGAGAAGTGGGTTAATGACATGAAACGTGACCTGCCACCGTTGACCTTCATGACGGCTATCCTGTGCAAGCGCATAGGCATCGCCCGTGACGGGTTCTATTCTTCATTGCGCCCCGGTCACAAGTACAGTGCTACCAACTTTTCCTATCTTGACAGTTTGGAGTACAAGTTTGACAAGCTCAAGGTTCCCACTTCGTTGGCTGATGCCGATGTAGAACCGGGCTTGCCTATCTGCATTGCCTTCGACTTCAATGCCAACATCAACTGGCTGGTGGCAGGGCAGCCGGAAGGGCGCAAGCTCAAGGTACTTAAATCCTTTTTCGTCAAGTACGAGCGCAAGTTGCCCGAACTGATTGATGACTTCTGTAAGTATTATCGCCATCATAAACGCAAGAAGGTCGTCTTTTACTTCGACAGCACGGCTTTGGGGTCAAATTATGCAGTCAATAACCAGGACTTCAAATGGGTTATCTCCCATGAATTTAAGAAACGGGGTTGGGAGGTCGAAGAGGTCCATATCGGTCCTCCCATGAAGCATATCGAGAAGTATCTGCTAATCAACCGCATGTTGTCCGGACAGGCGAATCTTATTCCTTTCTTTAACGAGCAGAACAATGAAGATCTGCTGATATCCATCCAGACGGCAGGTGTGTACAATGGGGGCAAGGACAAGCGGGGCGAGAAGTTGGCAGAAACGGAAGAGGATCGGCTTGAGGGGCGTACCGACGGTTCCGATGCGTTTGATACCTTGTGTATCGGCTGTGAGAAATTCCCACGTACCCATATCAATCTGTTTGTTACTTCCGCATTGTAGAGGTAATTACCTGTATCTCTGCCAATGACCGTGCGCCTGTTGCGTGCGGTTTTTTTTGTGTCTGTACGGGTGTGGTGGGCGCAAAATCGGTATGGGTACGTTACATATTCCGCTGATAGATTTGTAAAGTTATGAGATTTTGCTTAGCGCGGTGGGGGGTAAGCTTCGCTAGTTCCGCACAAAATGCGGGTGAAAAAGGCTGTAAATGCTTGGTAAATAGGCAATCATTTTTTTGAGCGCTGGAAAACTGAAATTTTCAGCGTGAAAATAGGATTTTTTAAAAGGTAATTCATTGTTTTCCAATATGCTATCACCCTATCGTGCGTGCGAAAATCCGCTGGCTATGCTTTCATTATAGCCGAATATCGGATTTTCGCACGCACGATAGCAGCGGTAAAAGAACACTCGTTAGTTCTTTTGATGTAGTTTGTCTCTTTCTCTCTTTCCTGCCTGTCGCCCTTGTTTGTCGCTCTCCCCCGTGATATGTATCTCCTTTATACTGCGAAGGTAAATGTTCCATCCCACATGCCAAGTTCAGGCTCTGTTCTGAAAAAAATCTCCACCCTGAAGGGTAGTATTCAAGCCGTTGGTTTTTCTGAAAACTTGTCTTTATGTGTCCTGTAACACCTTCTGATGCAGCATAAAGGCGAAACATACCCCGAGCGATAGCGACGGAATAAAAAAAAGCTCCAGGCAGGGAGAAAGAGGTTAAAGGCTCACACCCTCCGGGCTTCAAGTTCAAGAATTTAAATGATACGATAATGGCACAGAAAATCAACGATTACTATTTGAAACAGTGGCAAAAGCCGATAATCTCTTTTTTCGATTATTTGCCGATAAAGTACGAAGCTACCGAAAAGGAATGGCAGATACGGCAATTGATATGGGATTTTAAGGACGGCAGACGTAGCGGCAAGGTGGCGGAACTGGTGGCTAGGCAGATACGGGCGCAGTTCGGTAGTTTGTGTGATACGATAACATTTGCCTGTATTCCTGCTTGTACGGTGGTGGCGAATGCTATCCGTTATGAGGAATTTGCGGAAGAGGTGTGCCGTTTGACGGGTGCTACCAACGCATACAAGGCGATAACCATTGAGGGGGAACGGCTTGCCGTTCATGAGAACCAAAACGGAAAAAATATTGAATCGGTGTATATCATTAAGTTTAATCGGGATTTTTTCAACGGAAAAAAGGTGTTGCTTTTCGATGATATTATAACCCGTGGCTTTTCCTATGCCCGTTTTGCGTGCGAGATTGAAAATTTCGGTGCTGAAGTGTTGGGAGGTTATTTTTTAGGTAGAACATTATTAAAATAAATGGGTATGAATACATTATTTGATAGAGATTACAGAGCGTTGAATCAGAGTGAGTTAATTTATAAGGTGACGAACCGTAGGGAATTTTCCAAACAGGAAAATATGACTTTTGAAGAAGTTTTGGAAAGTCTGACACCGGCACGCAGGGAAGTAGCCGAAGCCGTTATCGAATTATACAAGAGATGCAAGAACAAAGAGCCGGAAAAGATATTGAGCAGCAAGGACATATATAATTATATGTATCCTGTCATGACCGATTTGAAACAGGAGGAATTTTGGGTGGTTTTTATAAACCACTCCCATAAGGTAATCAAAAGGAAGAGAATATCAATCGGTAGAATTGATTCCACAGTGGTGGATGTACGGTTGGTATTGAAAGAGGCTTTGTCTTGTTGTGCGGTGGCAATGGTGGTTTTGCATAATCATCCGTCAGGAGCGGTCAAACCCAGCAGGCAGGATGATGATGTAACGGAAAAGCTGTCTAAAGCAGGAAAGTTGATGGAGGTTGAGTTAATGGACCATGTGATTTTGGGTAATGGGGCATATTACTCTTACAGGGATGAGGGGAGATTGTGATAGGAGAGAGCCTGTCTTTAGGGGCAGGCTTGAAAATTTGCCGTCGGCTGCCGCCGCGCTCACAAGTTCACACGACGGCAGCCGACGGGACAGCGGAATTTTTTTTGTTTTTCCGTTCCTTCAACCACGGAGGGGATGATATAAAAAATAATATCATTTTATGCGTTTTTATTTGGTGAATGATATAAATATTTATATCTTTGTGGAGTCAAACAATAACAATAAACACATAATGAAAAAATGCAAGGTTAGAGAGGTGGTTAAATTGCTCGAAGCTGATGGATGGGTGAAGTTGAAAGGCTCAGGGGGCGATCACCGGCAGTTCAAGCATCCGACAAAAAAAGGCAGGGTGACGGTCAGAGGGCATGAGAGTGAGGTTTTGAGTCAATTTTTATTAAACAGTATTTGGAAACAGGCAGGGTGGAAATAACACCCTGCTAAAAAGATAAGTATGGGATTATGGCTAAGATTAAAGTAAAAGTAGATTGGTGTGACAAGAATTTCGGTGCGGTCACCGAAGAGGATGTATTGTGCGGAATGGTTGTCGCTACATCCAAAAGCTATGAGGGGCTAATGGATGAACTGGCTGCTGCGGTTCGTGAGCATATTGAAGGGCTGGTGCAGGATGGTGAGGTGCTTCCCGATTGGCTGGTTCGAGGTGATTATGAGTTTGATGTTGAATTGGGAATGGCTGCCTTACTTCGTAAGTGCGAGCAGTTCACTTCGTTGGCTGCCATCTCACGGGCTTCGGGTATCAACCAGCAGCAACTTTCACATTATGCAAGCGGTTTGCGTACTCCGCGCCAGGAGCAGCGGAAACGTATTATTGACGGTATTCATCGTATCGGTCAAGAGTTCTTATCAGTTGTGTAGTTATTGTTTGACAGCATGACAGGCAACTTGATTAGTCAGGCTCCCACGGGGTGGGAGCTTTTTTATTGGAATAAAAGTATTCTTTTGTATTGTCAGATATTATTATTATATTTGCAGTGCCCTCAAATTTAGTGACATAAATACTGGTAAAACAGGACATGAATCCCTTTTCAAGACGTAATCCGTAAAATCGGGTTAAGGTTACACTAATACCTTTGGGCGCGTTTTGATAAGGGATTCGCCATATTTGTCAAGATGGAATACTGTGACTTTGAATCTTTGATTGGTGACCTAAAAGAACTAAATACACAACAAAACTACTGGATGGTGCGTACCATGGGAGGAGCCTATTATGGTGAATTTGTGAGAGGTAATTATGTTGTTTCTAATAAGTAGAAAATAAAGAATAAAAAACTTTTTGTGTATAAAAGAATTAGAAAATGAAACTTTTTCTGGATTAGGTAAATATTATATTTGAAAATCTGTAAAAAAAATAAGTTCTTTTATTTTTGCAAAAAATCTGGCTGTATGGAACATTATTTAGAACAATTGTACGATAAGTTTTATAAAACAAAGTTATCTGAGGCTAAGATACAATTAATTTATCTAATAATAGGTATAAAAGTACAATACGAATGTCAGGATTATAAATGTCCATTATATATTGATATTAAGAAGTTTATTAAGTACTATTTAAAAAGTAGGGCAAATAAAGATTATGGTTATGATGAGTATAATTCACAAAAAATTATAAGTTGTATTCATAATGTTGATAAGTATAAACAATTGGAGTTGCTCGTGTATGTGAAAAGGCATTTGCAGAGTTCATTTGAGCCGACAGATTGGGTTGATGAGCAAATAAGTAATGTAAAAAAAAGATTTGTATAAGCAAAAACATAATTATTTTTTATGGATTTTATATTGTTGTACGGATTCATTGTTAAAAATGTGTCTTACTATAATGTTTGTTTTTATACTTACTTTTTTGTTTTTGTTACCTGCTTTTTGTGATTGTATGGTTTTATACCAGATAGAATATGCGGAATTAACTTCTAATTTTTATTTAAACCATATAATTAACGTACTAGCCCTGTTTTTTGATTTAGATATTGGATGTAAATTAATATGTTTAAATTGTTTTAGTGTATTAGTATATTTGATTGTAAGATTTTTATCTTTTGTTGTTGTGGGTAATTTCTTATATCAAAAAATAATGCAAAAATTAACTTTTTCATGAAGCGACTTAATGAATTAGCAGATGCTTTGTATCGAAAACGAAATTCTATTTATTTTCGTTTGTTGTGTGTATGTTATGCATTAATTATTGTTTTGGTACATACTAATATATTTCCGTTTTGGTATTATATTGTTGCAATATTAGTGTATATATCTTTCTATTATTATTTGTTGTTTAAGAATAATTATTTAAGACTATTGTGTGATTATCTGTTTATTCTATTTACAATATGGGGTAAGGATAATGCAGATATAACTTCTTTAATGTTTATTCTTTTGCCTATTTTTAATGCTATTAATTTTTCAGGAACCAAAAGAAATCCATACTTGCTGTCTTTATATGCAATGGCGACATATGTTGTATATGTGTATCCTGATATTGATGTTTTGTCTATAATTATTGCATTTTCGAGTGTTTTTTTTATAGATTATTATTCGGCTTTAAGATGGAAATTGAACATCTTTCAGCAAAAACTGCTGGATCATGTGGATGAATTTTATACGGTTGTGAGTAAACCGCATAAAATATATAATCAAGCAATAGCGGATATTAACGAGTTCTTAGGAAGAGATTATGTAAAAAATATTTTTTGTATGATTAGGGAAAATGGCACATTGCATATTGTAAACTCTTCTATTTTTACATTTACATTCAAAATCTCTCCTAATCTTATACAAGAAGATAAACTGAAAAATAATTTGATTGTTTATAATGTAGATTTTTTATATGATAAAAACAAAAGCGAATATAATATTGTGTATCCAGTTAGATCTATACAAGGAGAAGATGTAACAGATTATGTTTTTATTCTTGTATTGAAGAGAAGACTTCCTGTCTATAGATTATTGTCTGGAGTCCTTTTTTTAATAGAAACGTTCTTTACAAGAATAGCAAAAGTACTTCATAATGAGAAAAAACTTCGTCAAATAAAAAGAGAAACGATTAAAGATTTAAGAAATAAAGCTAGATTTGTAGAGCGTTCTGTTAATACTATGCATTTTATAAGAAATAGATTAAGCCCTTATAAAACTTTAATTCAAACAATTGATATGAGATATAAGAGTTCTCAGGATATGAAAGAAAAATTGGATAAGATAATTATGCAACAGAATAAGATTGCTCAAAAGGAACTTGAGCAAATTATTTCTAAAGCTAACTATTTACTTGAAAAAGATAATAATCCATTTAGTTATAATGAAATGGAATTTTATTCTGTGGGGAAGATTTTTGCTTTGGTAAGAGCGTTGTGGAATGAATCTTTTCAGGAACAGAATTTCCAAATAGAAGAATTTAACATAGAGGATACAGAAAGATATAAAATTTTGTCTAATTTTGATGGACTTGATATTCTCTTTTCTGACTGGATTGGTAACATGTATAAATATCAGAAAGGGAATGTATGGTGTCAGATAAAAATAGAAAATGAGGGAATGGTTATAAAATTCTTGAATGATTATAAGTCTTCTGATAGAGAGATAAAGGAGTTGATTAGTGATTTTAATAAAGATGATAGACAACAGATCACAAGAAGAACAACTCATGGTATATATATAATGAAACAGATAATAAGTGAATTAAATATAAAACATCAAGTGACTAAAGAGAAAATAGGTGACATAGATGTTTTATCCTTATCGTTAATTGTTCCATTAAAAAAGGAAGAAGAAAATGGAGAATCAAATACTTATAATTGAAAATGAATACTATTCGGTAAAAATGGCTTTTGAAGCAGCAAATCTTTTGGCTTTTCGAAATGAACTTATATACCATAATATAAGTAAGGCTCAGGATATAAAATATGAGAGATTAATGGAATATTCTCTAATATTTATTGATATTAGTTTGGCTCAAAAAAGTGATTTAGATGGATATGGGATAATTGAGTCTTTTAAGACATATAAAATAGAACTTTTAAAAAGAGTGGTCATTATCACAGGCAATAATAAGATAAAGGATGAAATGAAAAAAAGGGAATTAGATTGTTTTGGTATTGATATTATTATGAAACCTATTGGCTTTCAAGAGATAATAGACGTGATAAATAAAAAAAGATTATTAGTTTAATTTTTTATATATTCTTTTTTGACAAGGGATGTTTGTTTACAAACAATGGAAACATTGATATTTCTATTGAGTTGGTAAATATTAGGTTTGTTAATTAAATTTGTAGAGCGCGGTTAATGCTCATGGTTTTTAATGGGCTTTTTTTATGCCTATACATAATCATTTTCGTGAATTCATGGAAATGGTACATATAAAAGGATATTGTAGAAGTCGCAACTTGTTTGCAAAATCTACGGCTGTCTTTCCCATACAATTTTAGCTCTCGGGCGGAAATCTGTATCTGTTTGGCGACACGGGAAATGGCAGCCGTTCTTTTTCTGCCTAAAATGCCAACAGATACAGTATGAAACAAACAGTTTCAATTCCTGCTACCGACATAAGTGTCGTGAGCAAATCGTCAGTCCTAACTATGTGGCTGAACCGTGAGAATCAATTATTTTCTTCCGTACTTGAAGAATCAGTGTCCAACCGTCAGGTGTGCCTTATGGCTCATGCTTCCTTGGCTTTCATGGCACTGGCAGGTTCTGCTTTCAAGAAACTTTTCCAAAAAGTTTGTGGATTAAAAAATAATCCCCATCTTTGCAATGACTTCCATTTTGAACAGGCGGACAGTACCGCCAACATAGCCGTTGGCATTTTTTATGCCCATGGATTATCATATAGTTCCGTCCCGTGTGGAGCGTTAATGCGCCCACTGCCTGTTCAAGGTGGAAGTCAACGGGGAGCGGAACTTTTTTTGTTCCCTTCCCGTAATAATCAACATATTGTTTCATTTTAAATGACTTCCAAAATGAAAAATCAAACAGTTACTTTGCCTGTATCAGAGGCAAAAAAATCCACGTTCAGTGTGTGGTGTGAAAAGGAGAACCAATTGTTCTCATGTGTTCTTGAATCCGTAGTTACCAACCGTCAGGTGTGCCTTATGGCTCATGCCTCCTTGGCTTTTTCTGCATTGGTATGTGCTGCCTTCAAAAAACTTTCTTCAAAAGTTTGTGGATTAAAAAATAATCCCCATCTTTGCAATGTCGTACATTTGAAACAGGCGGAGAATACCGCCGACTTTACCGTTGGCATTTTTTGTGTCCATGGCTTACCATATACATATAGTTCCGTCCCGTGTGGAGCGTTAATGCGCCCACTGCCTGTTTCAGGTGTACGACAACGGGGAGCGGAACTTTTTTTGTTTCTTCCCATACTAATTAACATATTGTTTCATTTTTAAATGTCGTACAAAAATGAGAAACGAACTTGTACTATCCGCAAAGTCTGCGGAACATTCAGCCTTTATTCTATGGTTGAATTCTGAGAACGTATTGTTCTCGTTTGTGATGGAATCTTCCATAAACAATCTTCAAATGTTATTGATGGGTCACGCCTGTCTTTCATTCTCCGCATTGATATGTGCCTCATGTGTGTCCGTGGTTCCTGCCCTGCTTTGCCTGGCTTGGTTTGTTGTGTCGTTACATCTTTGCAAGAAAGGAGGTCTACGATGAAATTCTTTATTGATGAACCCAAAACTTACCAGTCTGTCAACAATAAAGGCAGGGCTATGAACAAGTGGATTTCCACTTTCGCTCATGTCTTGATTCCTGATGAACTGTCACGTGATGCCTTTATTGAGAGTGTTCGTGCCAAAGCGTCCATGTTGGATGAAGAGTTTCCAAGAACCAAACCGCTTCGTGTGGATGTTTTAAGAGGTAATCACATACAGATCTCAGTTTATCCCGATAAGAATCAATTTAATACAGTTTTTATAGTTTATATTTATCCTGTACGTGGAGAGTTCCGCTTCTGTGAAGCTTCAGACCCGAAAATGCTGGAAGGAGGTATGAAATGAAAGATGAATTTATAATATCCAAAGTGATTGAAACTGGTAGCGAACATCATGAAACGGTGAGTTACCAGATATATAAACCGAAAAGTGATGATGAAATAAATCTCAGCCGTGAGGAGCTGGTCCGGTTATCTCTGTTCCTTAATGAGTATGTAAAAAAGGAGGTGGATCATGAAAAATAATTCTACTCCCAATCAATCTCGTGTAGAGGAATATGTATTGATTGAATATCTGATGGCGTTTCTTCCGGCTGATCAGCCCGATGGTGATGGTGTGTTGTTGAAAAGTACACAAGATATTCAAGATGATTTGTCTGATATGGTGGAGTTGTCTTTGAAGGATATTGCATCTATGATGCGTGATACAGGCTATCACATCCATATAGACAGTGACAATCGTCCCAAATGGATGATGATGCGTCGATAAGAAACATTTTTTTATACATTTTACATAGGGGGCATTCTGTTGCGAAACAGGGTGTCCCTGTCTTTTATTGCTCGTGGTATTTGCCTTATTTTTGAAATAAAAAAGGTTATATGATAGTTTTAGTAAAGGATATCCCGGCCTATGCCTTCAGTTCCGGACTGAACGAGCTGGTGTTCGCTACGGATCAGAATAAGGCTGTTCTCTCATTGACAGTCGGAGAAAAAGAGATTCTGTCCGAAACTTACATTCCGGATGCTTCCGGCCGGATAACCATCAATGATTTGCAGGGCTTGATTGAACCGTATTTGGCAACAAACCTGATAGAACGGTGCAGTTATCGGATAACGGACGGATCATCCGAACAGAATAAAAACTTTACGGTGCAGTTCTGTGCTGCGGAGTCCTCCATGCCGGCTGCGGATTTTATGGCGGGCTATTTTTTGTCCACGCTGATGGGAGAGAAGATTACGGCGATAGGGCGCAAGGAGTTCGTGCATCTGGTCACGACTGAGGCATGTCCTGTGACTGCTACCTGTGTCTATTACCGGGACGAAGACGGTTTGTCTACCCGTGAGGTGAGTTTGCGGCAGGTGACAGATACGGACAAGATCGTTACGGTAGAAGTTTCTCCCGAATTGTTGGTCAAACCGGGCTTCGAGCTGGTGCGCTATATTATTCATGCCGGAGTACGGACGCAGACTTTCTCACTCGATCCTGATGCGCCCGATGTCGCTCCGGTTCTGTTGTTCACCAATTCTTTCGGGTGCCAGGAGACGGTTTACTGTACTGGAACTCATGCGTTGGAGCCGGAATACGTCCGGTCCACCGCTTACACTAATGGCATGTTCCGTAATTATCGGATTGATGAGACCAAGGTGTTCAAGGCCAATACGGGTGTGTTGACACATGAGATGGCGTTGTGGCTTGATGATTTGTTCCGGTCTAAAGAGATTTATCTGCTGGACGGTACGACAGTGGGCAAGGAGGTTACCATCACCGAGTCGGAATCGAAGCGCAGCAACGATCCGGATCATTTGCCGTTCTTTACATTCTCTTATCGGTATGCGCAGCGTAATCACAATATCTTGCAGTTGCCGCGTGCCGGACGTGTGTTCGATAATACATTTGATTATACGTTTGAGTGATATGGGCATAAAGGTAATACATAGGCTTGATGCCATTCGGCTGCTGGAATCCGGACAGCCGGTTGATTTGCGTGTCTGGAAACTGTCCACAGGTGACATCATTGAGTACAAGGGGGTAGTCTGTATCGGTTCCCATTGGCGGGGAGGCACGCATCTGGTCAAGTGTCCCAATTCCGGACTGCCGCGCAGGTTGCGTGATATCACATTGTTTTCAATTAATGGTATGGAGGTTTATTTATGAAAAATAAGACAAATAACAGGGTGCGGCTGGAGTATATCCCTTCAGGTGTGTTTGAGGTAGGCAAATCCGGCGTGCAGGCGTCCATGGAGACGGTCGAGGACAGTTCGGCGGTTTTTGACGAGGATGGCGAAGATGTTTCCTCGACGACGTTGCCGGGGGCGAAAGGTTATAAATACGTGAATTGGGGCGCTGACAACAGGCTGCCGTATGAACTGATTAGGTTGATAGGGGTTGACGAGGTGATGTCTCAGAACAAGTTGTTCAATGTGCTTACTTGTTACGGTGCCGGACAGAAGTATAATGACTATGATACGGGCAGACCGACTGTTGATAAGGAAATTAAAAAATGGATGCTGCATAACAGTATACCTTCCTTCATGCTTGAACAGGCGACAGATATGAAGTATTATTTTTTCTGTGTGTCGGTGATCATACTGTCTGTTGACGGTTCCCGGATTGTCAGGCTCCGGCACAAGGAGGCCTGTTATTGCCGGTTTGAAAAGGCGGATGATAAGGGGCGTATCAATCATGTTTTCTATGGCAACTTCCGGAAGTCGGCCTTGCGTGAGGATGAGATCGAGGTGCTGCCGTTGCTTGACGAAAAAGACCCGTTGGGTGATCTGGAGGTTCGGATGGGACGTGAACCCGGCAAGGACGGAAAAAAGTCCATACCCATTAAAGACCGCAAGTTTGCTATTCTGGTCCGTTTTCCGACACCCGGCTGCCGATACTATCCGTTACCCAACTATACTTCTATTTTTCGAGGCGACTGGTTTGACATCAAGCGGTTGATTGGTAAGGGGAAAAAAGCCAAGCTGAAGAATCATGCGACGGTTAAGTACCAGGTTGAAGTCCACAAGGATTTTTGGTCCAATCTGTTGGCTGAAGAGCACATAACCGAGCCTGTAAAGCAGCTGGAGCGCATTAAGAAAGAAAAAGAGAATATTAAAAATTTTGTGTCCGGCATCGAGAATTCCGGCAAGGTCTGGATTACCGGTTATTACATCGATCCTAACGGTAAGGAGAACCGTATGGTGCGTATCAATGTGATTGATACGACTAAAGAGGGTGGCGACTGGTCTGAAGACATTCAAGAGGCATCCAATATTACCTGTTATGGTGATAATATTCATCCCAATCTGGTGGGGGCCACTCCGGGCAAGTCACAGTCCAATAACTCCGGATCTGACAAGCGCGAGCTGTTTACTCTCAAGCAGTCGCTTGAGATTGCCTTTCATGATCTGATGTACACGCCGCATAATGTGGTGATTCATTACAACGGATGGGGTGAGAAGGTCTATCCGGATGTGCCGATGATCCTGCTCACGACACTGGATCAGAATACCGATGCCAAAAAGACGACAGCTAACCGGATAAACCATAATAACGATGAAGATGATAATTGATAAACAGACTTTTGAGAAGGTCGTTTTTGCGGCCGCTTCGGCAAACGTATATGTGTTTGATGCGATACAAGATCGGTTTGAACAGGCTGAACATAAGCTCTTCGGCACGGTGCTGGGGAGTGATACGGATGTGGATACGCTGCCCGTTAAAGAAGAGGTGTGCCGTTATATCTGTCTTGATGCGTTTTATCAGGCGATCCCGGGGCTGGATCTGATACTGACGGATACGGGGTTCGGTATTGTCAATAACCAGAATATATCTCCGGCATCACGTGATCGGGTTGAATCGTTGCGCGTGCAGATACAGCGTGAGGCGGATTATGCGCTGGACTGTATTATTGAGGGCATGACTGGTGATGACGCTTGGTCTTCCTCAGTTTGTGCCCGGTTGGTGATCAGTTCCCTTTACTATACCGGTGCCCATGTGCGTGATTTTGCAGGCCGACCGGCAGCCATCCGTACTGATCTGCTCGAACTTCGTCCGCAAATCAGCGAGGCAGAAGAATATATCCGGCGCGAGATATCCGCAGTTTTATTTGATCATTTGCTTGAACAAATCCGGTATAAGTCACTGGCTGAAGCCGAGATACCGTTGGTTTGTGCGCTCCGTAGGGCGATAGGTTTTTGGATCAACAAGCAGTTGCCGGCATTCCGTGTGGAACTGGCGGATGTGGTTAACCTGCTGGAGAGATGTCCGGACGATTTTCCGGCGTATAAGGATAGCGATGCGTATAAGGTAAAACATTTTGAATACTACAAAAATGAAAAAGAAGACACCTGCTACTTTTGGGGATAGGTTGATCAACTTCCATCTGCCGGATGCGTGGCACAAGCTGGAGCAATGGCAGTTGCGCTATGTGTGTTATGTCATGACCCATTTCGATCCGGTCACGGCAAAGACATACATCTTTGTCCGGCTGCTGGGGATCACTGTATTGAGCGGACAGGAGGACGGGTGGGTTTGTTCTGTTCGCAACGGACGGAAAAAGGTCCGGTTCTTTATTCATTCGTGGCAGGTACAGTCTTTCCTGCACACGCTGGACTTTATCGAGCGTCCGGGTGACACGCCTTTCTGCTTGTGGCGGATCGGCAGGTTCCGGTCGGTGGATGCTCGGTTGCATGATGTTCCGTTTAAGGAGTATGTCAGTATTGAGAATTATTATCAAGGCTTTTTACACACGCGTGATAACGCTCTTCTGCGTTCCATGGCAATTTTGTTGTACGTGGACCGGCAAGGGCGGCATCCCCGCCGGTTCAATCCTTCAGAAGAAGAACTGCTGTCCGTGTTCTTGTGGATTGCATCGGTTAAGAATCATTTTACAAAATGTTTTCCCTATCTGTTCCGTCCTCCGGAGCGGCTGGAGGGTGGAACCCTCAATATGCTTGAGCTCGTCAATGCGGAGATCCGGGCATTGACAGGCGGGGATATCACTAAAGAGAGAGAAGTATTGCAGATGGATTGCTGGCGGGCGTTGACCGAACTGAACGAGAAGGCCCGCGAGGCACAGGAGTTACAACAGAGATATGGATGCAAATAATTTATTCGATGCGCTGTCCTATTTTAAAGGAATGTGCAAAAAAAACAAATTGGCCAAGGTGCACGCTTTTTATCCGTGTGTCTGTTCCGGCATAAACTCGCTTGAAGAGGTTCTTCAGAACCTTCGGCGCGAATCTGCTTTTTTCGCGGTAGATGATACGAATGACGGAGTGACCGAGAAGCGTTCCGGAGGATATTTTAAAAAGCGTACTTTTACCGTGTTTCTCATGATGCGGTATCGTATCAGTGATATGGTGGAACGCCAGGCGGCACTGGAGGTGTGCCGGCAACTGTTCCGCCAGGTGCACAGCAGGATGCTGGTTGACCGTGAGAATCTGGATAACGAACTGGTGTACCTGAATACGGATAATGTGTATTCACGTGAACTGGGTGAATACTTTATTTCCGGATGTACGGGTCTGTATTTTATGGTTGATGTTTCTGAACCGGTATCTCTAATTTATGACAGTGATGAGTGGGAGGAATGAGAAGCGTCCGGCGGCCACAGATGAAGACCGTAGAAAATACATCGATGCGTGGCAAGAGATGATGATAACCATTTGGCGTGAGAAAATTGTGCGCTTGCAAGTATATGATACTGCATACTTGCACAATGATATCACGGGCAATGTGGCATCGTCCACACAAGGCTTGGCTAACATTCAGCATAAATTCTTGGAGTATGGCATTTATCAGGATTGCGGTACCGGGCGTGGGTACAAGCATGGCAATGGTGGCAATCTTGAGTTTTTGGACTGGTCAAATAGAAAGGAACGGGTACGCGAGCAAAAGTCTGGCAAGGTTACAGAAGGTTGGCCGCGAACTCCCCGTGAATGGTTCTCACGAGCCTATTTTGCTTCGGTCATGGTCTTGAAAGAGCAGATGGCATATATGTATGGTGAGGAGTTCTGTGGTCTGCTCGTGGAGAAGGTTGAAGAGGCGAATCACAAGCGCAGTACCTCCATGCGCTCACATTTGTGGGGGCGTCATAAAAAGAAATAATGTCTTTTTACGGTTTTGGGCTTTGTTGTTTCTTTGGAATAAAAAAGTAAATGGCGGATATTAAAGACACATTAAAAAAACTGGCGGAGCAGATAAGAGATGAGCGTAATGCCGGAGCGAATACGGCATTGCGTGTCGGTTCTTTGTTGTTGGCCATGATTGATGCCTTGTCTGACAAAAGTGAGTTGGATGATATGTTTATTCATAAGGATAAGCCGGATTCTACTGATTATCTGCTTTCTTTGCTGGGTGGGGCGAAAATAGGTAAAAGTCTTACTTTCGGTGACTTTTTCACTGGTGTTAAAGGCGGTTATATCGGTGAGGACGCCCGTGCCGAGCTGGAGGCTTTGGTTCTGCGCAGCTCTTTGAGTGTTCCTGAACTTCGTTTCAATCGTCAGACTTATTTTGAGGGATACAATACTATAAGTCCCGGCGGAGGGCTGAAGATAAAAAGCTTTATCGCCAATAGTGACGGCAGTTATACTGTCACCCCTGATCTGGAGGATGGTGTACCGCTGGGACAGAAGCCGGACGATATCCTCCTAGGCTTCTGGCATGACAAAAACGTCACTACCGGTGACTTTATTGGTTTCAGAAAGGTACAGTACCGTATCACTTCCGCAGATTACAATGAGAAGACATTCGTGATGGTTCCTCGTCCCGGATATGAGTTCGTCCCCCATAACGAGATGCGTCTCGGACAGACGGGCAACTTCACCGACAAGGAGCGTCAGACCTATATCATCATAGACGTGCGTGATGGCAACTGCTGCATCACCCTTGTTGACAATGCCAACACCTGGGACCCGGAGCCGGCACAGATGAAGAGCTGGTTCGGCAAGAAGAAGGGCATGACCATCAACGGGATCAACTGCGACAGGTTTTCGGCGGTATTGCAGGATATCATCATGACGGGATTGATTTTTCAAATTGATGAAATTACCGGTAACACAGTCCGCGTTCCTATCGACTTCCCTAACTGGGAGCCGGGCAGGAAGTATGCGTATTATTCCCGTGTGCCCCATAACGGTTCCACATGGTTGTGCGTCAATGACAAGGGTACTACTTCCGAGCCATCCGAAAACAATCCGGACTGGCTTGTATCAGCCGCCAAAGGTGACAAGGGTGATCCGGGTCTGTCTGTAATAGGTGGCGGTCATTGGGAATCCTCTAAGACCCCATACGAGGTCAATACCATGGTCACTTTGGCGGGCTGTGTTTTTATCTCCAAGGTGAAAACATCCAATCCTCCCATCAGGATCGCAAGGTTCAAGAATGGCAGTTATCGTCGCAAAAAGGATAGCGGTTATATCCTTGCCGGGAAGTCAGCCGACTGGACCGTGCATGAAGATTGGGAGATACTGCTGGACGGTCGTGAACTTAAAGGTGAGAGCATCACCTTTCTAGGTGAGTTCGCATCCCATCCGTCCAATCCCAAGGAGGGTGACAGCTACCGAAATACGGCTGACCATTGTACTTACATATACCGGAATGGTTTGTGGATGGTCATGGTCAAAGACGGAACTGACGGTAAGGACGGCAAAGGTTACGAGTGGATCTACACCCGTACCAACATCATCGGCCTTACCCCTGACAAGCCGGAATCGAAGCAGCAGGATGATTATATACCGGAAGGCTGGACAGATGATTTTCTTGGCGTGGATGCCGACCATCAGGTGGAATGGGCGTGCAAACGTGTGAAGCGTGATGGAGTATGGAGTGAATGGAGCACTCCGGCCCCTGTGCACCGTTGGAGTAAGGACGGGGAGTCGAATGTCATGGCCGACCTTGACAATGAGATGGTGAGCGTCGCTCTTACCAGTACCGGCGTTACTACTTCCGCACAGTCATGGACTACCCATGTGTCCATGTGGTACGGTACCGAGAAACTCACCCTTGAATCTTTGACAGTCAGCACGCCTGCCGGTTTCACGGCAAGCACAAGCAAGGCCACTGGAGCGGTGGCGATATCCGTCGCTGCCGGAAAATCGGTCCCGGAACAGAATACGGTCACCATCACACTGGCTGCAATGAAGAACGGGCAGCTCTATACCCGTGAACTGACTTTCAAGATAACTGGTGTCCGTGGCGGGGCGGACGGTTCCGATGCGGTAATTTATAGCCTTGTCACTTCGGCCACGATGGTCAGCAAGAACAAGAACGGCGGTTACAGTGTGGCTTCGGTATCCTGTCGGCGTATGAAGACAGTCGGTGCGGTCACTACGGCCACAACGGACGGGGAGTTGAAGTACAGTCGTGACGGTGCGGCCGAGGTTCCCATCGGTGATGGTGTCGGGGTGGCTTCCGGTAATTTTACC